AACAATTTCAATCATACCCAAGGTATCATTTTCTTTACTGTTGGCCAGCTTCATAAATGTTTCTAGTGGTTGGCGATCCCAGGTCCAAAATTCCAAAGCTTCACCAAACTCCGTTACAATTTCTGTATCGTCGAGTTCAATTTTGATAAGTTGGGGTTTTGCGGCTAGTTGTGCTAATTTCATCTTTTAATCTCCTTGTTGTCTGTTAATCAATGTATGTGCCAGCACCAAGAGAAACTTGATGCGGCCCTGCGCTTTGTCTATATCACCACGAGCACATTTAATCTCGTTGGTAGTCTTGGCAATTTCTGCTACAAGACTTTGTAATAATTCTTTATCTGACTTTTGATCTAAAATATCCATAAATCTTTCTTACCTTGTATTTAGTGGTTGATAAAAGAATAGGGGCTAAAATGCCCCTATTCAGTGTTCTACTAGGATTACTCTGTAGCAGAAACTGTGTATTCACCAGTGACAGTAATTGTCATAGGTGTTACCCATACTGGACTATCCGCAGATACAGTTGGTGCTAGACCAGTAATGTATCCCTGTCCTTTAATGTAACGATCAGCACTGGAGTTCTCTAAGAACTTGAAGCTGAAGGTTACCAACATCTTGTTGCGGCTTAGACCCATAAGGCCGTTGGCTGCAACAGTGTCAGCGGAAGTGGCTGCAACAGTGGTTCCAAAGAAAGAGGCATCGTCAACAACTAGGTTAGTAGTGATACTGTTAGTTGATGTTGTTGCTACTTGTTTCTTGGCAGTGCTGTCAAGTTGACTCCACGTGAAGATGTCATTGCTTGCATTGATAGTGATGTCCTGCAGTGCAGGAATTGTCAATGGACTTGCGCCCAATGTCAGTGTGCCTAGCGCAATACCGCTGTCAAGTTTTAATACAACTTGTTGAGCGGCTACGCCTGGACTTGGTGAATGATATGCCATTTTTGGCTCCTTTTATGTTATTTTGGTAAATCTAAATGTTAACTGTGTTACCAACATATCTGCTGTGAATTCAGACTCAACGTCAACTTCTCTACGAGCATAGCCCGTGATAGTGTCAGCGTCTTTGGCTAATTTTAATTCAGATACAAGAGTATCATAGTTGGCTGGTAATGATTTCGCATCTGCAGAAAAATATAATCTGACTCTGGTAATCTCGTCATTGATAGTTAGAGCATCAAGTGTTCGTATAAGTGCTCCGGAAGTATACTGTGGAATATCCACGTAGACTGTCTTGGGGTTTTTCAAATACAGTGCAACACCACTATCGCTAAAGGGCAACTCATTGGAGACAATAAAGCCTCCAAGATTTACACTTGCACAATAGTTGATAATCTCTTCTCTCATCTTACTCTCTTAAGGTTAAAGTATCCTGGTGATTTCTCTGACGATTCAATAGTGCTATCATCATCAAAGTCATACCAGTCACCCATTGAAATCAACTCTCCAAAGAGTGTTTCAGCCTTTTGAGTGTAGTATCCCATCTTCTGTCTTTCAGCGTTATCTTCATTGCCAAAATCGGCTATGCCAGGCAATATAAACTCTGAAAGCGCAGTATAAACGCATAGGTCTGTGAAATCATTTTTTCTTGCGATAATAAGATTTGGATCCAATGCGGGGATATCTGCCGAGGTCCTATAGTTAATGCTGTTATCACGTTGGACGTAATAAGCCTTCCACCACGCACTGGCACGCAACTTTGTCAGTATGCGTTCAGTGGCGCGGATCAAATGGGCATCAACTATATCATCAGATAGGCTTTCATTGGTGGTGAACAATCTTTGATCCTTGTCCACCACATCCTGAAATTCTGCAAAACTTGTGACGTTTCCTAATTCAGTAACGAAAGCCATTCTATTCTCCTAATTAAGCTGGATCAACTAATGAGCTGTCTGCAGTGATTTTAACACCATAACCATCATAAAGTTCACCAACACCGTAGTGAGCACTAGCAACAATGTCGTCACCAACAAAACTAGCACGTCTTTGTGTCTCAATAGAGATATCACCAATCATTGCTAGGCCTAGTGCATCGCGGTGGAATACAGCACCAACATAGTCACCAGCGGTGCCTGTGTTAGCGATATTGCTGGATTCAAATACTGGAACACCGAATAGTGTGCCAACATAACCAGTTTGCATTGCTTCGTTCTGGATGATACCAGCGTTAGGGTTTGCAAATGTGTTTGTCAATGCTGACTTCAAGTCATAGGCAACATATGGGTTCAATACGCAGGCCAATTGATCGCCTGGCACTGCATTAGCACGAAGACGAGCAACTGCGTTGGCTACTAGAGCCGCTGACATTGCTGTGCTTGCACCGCCTACGCCTGTTGAGAAACCACTGAACAAAGCCAATAGGTCTTGGTCCATTTTCTTGGCAATTGCTTCACCGAACAAGCGGCCCATATCTGCTACTACATTAGAAGCACTTGAAGCACGAACTAGGTCAGTGATCATTGTGCGAATAGCGATAGTGGAAACTGTCAATGTAACACCATCAGTAGAAACTGCTGTGTTGCTTACTTCGTCACCTTCAGTCAATGCGGCTGCACTTTGAACTGGGTAGATAGGAACAGTAATTGTCTTACCATTGCTGGCAGGGATACTGTAATTTTTTACTAATCCACGCATAATGGATCTTTCGTTTGCAACGAACATTGCTTCTGCGGTAATCGCAGGCAATAGGTCGTTTAAGGTAGTTGTTGTTGAACCGGCCATAATAATCTCCTGTTGTTAATTTAGGCTAAACCGTTAGTCTTGCGGTGTTCCGCATAGGCTTTACGGTGTTCTGGATTTCGCATATCCAGTTTTGTAATATCTATCTTTGCGCCTTGTCCATTTGAGAAATTACTCTTGGTGTTTGTGGTTGTTGGGTTTGCTAATTTAAAATGAGGATTTGTGTCTAGGAATTCTTTGACTAAATCTTCTACTTGTAAGGCGTCACCTTTGTCCGTATAACGAACGGTGCCTTTAGCATCCACCACTTCTACATCACCACTATCATTAAGTCTTACATTGTTTGATAATAGTGCCTTGACCTGTTCAGCATTGACAGCATTGTATTTGGCTGCGGCTGAAAGAATAGGCACATTCACTTTGTATTCTTTAATGATTGAATCTCTCTTTTGGATTTCAGCATCCTTTTTGGCGGCTAAATCTTTTATCACACTTTCAAACTCACCTTTCTTGACCTGTTGTTCCTGTTGACGCTTTTCAGCCTCTATGCGTAAAGCACGGAGTTCTTCTGGATCACCCAAGTCTTCATAGGGTTTGAGAAGTTTCTTTTGTAATGAACCCTTCATACGGGCCATCATTCCATCTACTTCGTCTTGTGTATAAGTCTTAGTCGCTTGTGCCTGATTTTCAGTGTAATCACTTGCCGCATCAGTTGCGTTGTTTGTTGCCAATGTTTCGTTTTGGGCCATTGTCGCCTTCGCCTCCCTTTAAGAGTATTGTAGTGTTATTTATAAAAGACTAGCAGAGTCACAGTATAAATGACTCTGCTAGCACCCGATTCGCTCCCGGGATTATTTCTTTGGCGGCTTGGGATATCGCTTTTTATTCTTTTCAGTTCTTGATCCACGTTTTGGTAATGCTCTCATTGCGGTCTCCTTAGTTGTTGTTTCTTGCGGCTTCAGCGGCAGCTTTTACAATGTCTTCCACTGTGATACCTGGCAGTGCTGCCATAATCTCAGCATTGGTCATACCAGTCATAATCATTTCTTGTATCTGTGTCATCATTTCAGCAGTCATCACGCTGGTCATTTCTTCGTATGGCTCCCATTTAGCACACCAGAACACAGCACGAACGGGCGCATCAAACTTGGTGCAATAGAGTTCGCCTGGCTTGTAGTATTCACAGTTACCACAGTTTTGACCTGGTGGAACTTCTGGGTTAGTTGCAGGTTGGTAAGCGGCTGGTAAGTTGGCATTGATCTCTTCACCATCAGGATATAGTCTACCTGGCTGTGGATTAGGATCTATAAATGGTAGATATTCTTTTTCTTCACCCATCCACTCTAGGATATGCTCATCTATCTTGCGTAGGACTGCAGGATCAGTAGACGCTGACTTGGCCTGTGCTAGTTGTTGAATCTCACTGCCAGTGTCACGAATGTTAAAGCTACCAGGATAGTTAACTTCTCCCATCCAGGTTGTGCCCATATAAGCACACCATATCTTCCACATCTGTTCTTCTGCTAGTTCTAGGTTGTCTGCTTTCTCACTTAGGCGTGCATTCAACAGTTGAAATTCTGTTTCCATTGCAACACCACTCATTACCTTGCTTTCTGTAGCACGAACTGCACCAGTATTGGCCATCTTGTCAATAGAATCTATTGAATGCTGAATGGCTGTGTAAATTGATTCAACACTGGCACCACCAAAGTCTAGTATGTAAGGCTTCAAGCCTGGATC